TACCCCCAGCAAGAACACTGTAATGCCAGTCAGCACGTCTTTAATTGCCCGTATGCGCTTGCGCTTCTTTAAAACTATAGCGCGGGCCACAGCCTCGCGGGTTTTCCGTGCTTCCACCTGAAACTGCAACCAATCGTCCCACAACCCAGCCCGACCAGAATAGACCATGAGTTCTTGCAGCGCTTTTTCGTTTTGCTTAATCGTCTCCAACGCAAAGAACGCTTCTGAATCAGAGCCGCTTGCGTTGGCTTTCTTAGCTATCGCCGCTTTATTGTCAAAGAAGCTGAACAGGTGCTGCCCCGCCGCCATGATGTCTCCACCATTAGCAACAGTTTCTTTAATAACTGCAAATGCCGCGTTTGCTATCGCAAGCTCAGCTAACACGGATCACTCTCGCTTAGGATGTGTGCCGTTTTGAATGTGCGTACTAAGTACATACTTCCCTCATGTGTTTACGTAGTAGGTATGCCCAAGTAACAGCCTACAGTCGGGGGTTTAGGTCAAAAAACTGGTCTGCGTTATCGCCGTCTGCTAAAACATAGTGGAGAAAAACCTGCACATGCTCTGCGCCATCAAAAGGCTCTCGCCAGTGCGCAGCGTCGCACCCAAGGTATAGTACCGCATCGCCCGGACTCTGGTCTACGCAAACTCCGACTCCTTCGGGCGTTTCTATGAATATACCCCACCCAATATCAGTGCGCAAGTTCAGCGTTATGCTTATCTCGCAAGCGGCCCGATCGGAGTGCTTTAGCAGCGAATCGCCTTTTTTGTACAACATTCCGTACGAGTACGTCGGCAATAAGCGTGCGCCTACCAAAGACTCTACTTGAGGGAGTGCGCGAATCAGTAGCTTCACGAAAGGTAAGAAATCGCGTAGGCATTTGGTGGTAGCTAAATTTGGGCGAGTGTCGTACGGCAGATTGTCCCGAATAGCGATTGCCGTCTGAGCTAAGTCCTCCGCTTCCTGCGCAGAGATAAAGCCTTTAACGATTTTGAAGTTGTTTGGTAGCAGCTCTCTACGTTGCACAGTGGTCTCCCTGTATGCGCATTATTTGTTCAATTGGCACTAAATCACCAAATGAAAAAATAACTCTATTCCCGTTAAAAATTGGGGTTGAAGAATGCCACTCTAGGCTGGCCAAGCAAAGCCAAATATCACCCTTATTGACGCAAAGTTCTTCACCGTCAATAACTGGGTTTCCGCCAATTTCCGGCTTTTCCAGCATTACATTACAGCGTGCATGAACAAAACCATCTGGCGCGCCGTCTTTATGATCCTGCAGGGAAGCACCATCAAGATAATGGCGAGCCGTCATGTTCAAAAACATTGGCTCAACAACGGCTGGTGTCAGCCCAAAAACAGCAACCGCCTCATCCCAATAAGGAGCATTAACCTGCCTAGAAAACTCCCGCCCAAAACTCACCGTGTTTGGTTGCATGTTGGCAAAGTTCGGAACAATCTTACCCGCATGTTCCCAACCCCTAATAATACGCGGAATTTTCAGGCGCATATTACCTAAACCAAGTTACGATGGATAGTCGCTCGCCTTTTGTAACAGGCAATACTGAGTGAGGGTACATAAAATTTGATGGAAACATTAAAATATCACCTTTTTTTAGTGCGTAAATTTTTTCCCCGTTAAAAAAAGAAAATTCCCCACCTTCATATCCTGAATTTAATACGATAGAGCAAGAAATTTCTCTGTAAAGCTGCTGGCCAACACTGTCAACATGCTCTTTGTAAAAACAATTTTCTTTGTACCGTAGTAATTCGTATCCTGTATCTTCTTCCGCGCAAACTTGAGGAAACTTTTTTCTGTATATATCTAAGGCGTTTCCAACAGTGGCATAAATGTAGCGATCAATAGCAACTCTTGTCTTTTGGCTTTCATTTAAAACCGAACTAGCTGAAATTGATATTGTTTCAACTTTTCGGGTAGTTTCGTCTAACAGACCACCACTAGAGACTCTGGCAGGAACCCACAAACTACAAGGAGAATATTCTTTTGTGATTGCGTCACAAAGCGAGGATGTCATGCCGCCCTCTACTACAAAAATATGGTCGTCTAGTGCCTTCATGCAAAAATTGTTTTTGGTAAAAGCGTTTCCGTTGTGGGCGCAGTCGGATCAGGTTCTCCGGTCTCGGCAGCTACCACCTTATTCATCATTTCCGGAATGTACACACCGGCAGGGACCATACTTGGGTCGACAATATCCTCCACCGCTTCGCCAAAACGCATGGCGTGGATGCAGTACGCAGTTGTGTCGGCCTCAAGAGCGACGAGTTCATGTACTTTGTCTTTTGCAATATACAGCATGTGGGGGGCTGTAAACTCTGAAATCTGCCCGTCAACTGAGACCTGCAACTTACCCTTTGCCAAAAGCGTTAAATGGTCAAACTGGTGGGTGTGTCCGATTTCCATATCCCCCACATTTTCAAAGTGCATCATCCTACTGAACAGGTTTGCGACGCATCCAATCTGCACGTTCAAGGACATATTAACTCCAAACTTTTGCAGGAGTTTCTGGAAAAACAGCATCTAACGTTGGGCTTGATCGTATAGCCCTCAGTTGTTGCCGGTAGGCCACCCAGTCGCTTTTATTTGCAAGAGCAACGTCAGGCAAAACCGACCAATCAGAAATCTCAAGCAACGCATCTGCACGGTTTTTAATATTCGCCAAAGTTACGACTTCCGGCTTTGATTCTTCCGCAGCCCAAAGTGCTGTACAGGCAGTAGCCCACGCCGGTAGCGCATCGATTGACGTGTTGGGGGCATCTCCCACATATTCAATATGCCCCGCGGTCCCGTTCCATTGCAAAGCCCGCACATCTGCGGGGATGCCCGTGGCTGTAAAATCCAGCTCGGAATGGGATACGCGATTTGCTTCCGTAGCGCCTACAGCTACGGAGCGGTCTGGTGCAATAATTGTTACGTATGACATCACTGTCCTTTCAGTCGTTTAGTAGCGGTTTTTTGTTCCGCCACCAAGGTGGCTAGGGTGGGGCGCGAAGAAAGCGCGTTTGCATTTTCGTTGGCTTTTACAACTTCATTTCGAAAAGATTCTACGGCGGCACCGGTTTGACGTTGTTGCCCGGCGTTTTCGATAAGCAACATAGGTAGCCATGACACTGCGCACTCCCAGTTTTCTACGTCTTTACCTGTATTAGTGTCATAACCGGCCACTTTTGTCATCCAAGCGCACTGGAGTCCTATGCAAGTTTTTTTAAGTAGCGGGCAGAATGTACCTTTTTCCAGAACGGCCATATCTTAGTCTTTCACGGCATGTATAACGTCTACATACTGAACAGCCAAATCAACCGTACCTGCGCCAGAACTAAAGCTAAACGGGTGCGAGTGCGAGCCGCCACCGCCCGTAGCAGTACTGTTTATGCCGCCTATATCCGGAAAAGGAGAAATTCTTGCGTAAGAAGTCCCGCCGCTATACGGCTCTCCTTCAGAGCGACTAGCCCTATGCGTGTGTGATGGTATTTGTGGCGTGCTTAGGGTCGTTGCGCCAGCACTTCCAGATATAGACGACACTGACACAGCGCGGCTAGCGGAGAAAACGGTCGTAAAAGCTGTACTTCCCCCCGTGCTCGCGGTTCCCGATACAAGCCGCAGCGCTTTGTTGTCGTTCGCAGTTGACTTCGTCCAGCCCGTAGGAGCAGTAGTCTGAACAAACATCATTGCTGTGCCAGGTGCGAATTCTGCGGTGGCTGCGGTTGTTTGGGTGGATGCGTCAGGGAACTGAATGCCCGTCGCTACTAAAGTGGTTGCCATAAATAGCCCCTAGTTAAGGTGTTCCGTTTGATACAATGTTTGATAGCGCCGTGATAACGCCCGCGTTTGATATGGAAAAAACAGTTGTCGCCCCATATTTTACAACCAGTTTGCCCCCTGACTCCAGCACGCTAAAAGCCGCTGTGTTTAGAGAATTTACTGCGTAGAAGTCGGTGCCGTCAGTGAAAACATTCATTACAGCCCCCGCAGGAACTGCTATCCCGGCACCCGCTGCGGTAGTGTTGCCTAGGACCGTTGAGTTGTAAATGGTCGCTGTGTATGCCGAAGCGTTCCTGAGTAGGTACGTTTTTTCTGCCGGAGGAGCGTATACCGCAAAGTTAGCGCCTGTCGTCGTTGTCAACGCAATAACTGCACTACGTGCTTGGTCTGCGGTTCCGTTATTGGCGGTAAACGCTTGGTTGGCCGAGATTACGGGTACAGCGGCGTACCCGGAGACACTATCTTCAACTAGCGTACCTAGGTTGGTGTTCGTGGTAGAGCCCCAAGTTCCGGACTGTTCTCCGGTCCCTATTAACTCAATGCGTAAGTTTGGTGAATAAGTACTGCTCATTTAGTTGCCTTATGTTGGTATGGCGGTCCAGCTTGGCGTCTGCGACGTGTTCACCAATCCCCAGACGTTAGTGTAACCAATATAGCCTTCGGCGGAAACCCCTGTTAGATAGACGTTTGCCTTGCTAATAGTAGCGACTGTTCCCAGCGCCGTTGTTCCCAGCACGGTGGTCGGGTATATTTCCGCCGCCGCACGTATAACTGAGGTGCCTAGTGCTGTAGTACCCCCAATCCCAGTAACAGAGATGATGTTGTTAGTTACTAGCGATATGGCGCCCAACGCTGACGTACCCACTACGGCTACGGCGTACACTTCAGCTTTAGCCTCTGCAACGACTGTGTCTAGGGCGGATGTACCGACAACTCCAACAGCGGATAGGATGTTATTTGTAACAAGCGAGACCGACCCAAGCAACGCTGATGCCGGAGTTCCCGTAAGCGTCAGGTTTGCCG